GGTCTCGAGGTAGTCGTCGAAGCGGAGACGGGTTTCGTGCTCAGACTTCAAGTACCACAAGTATCCGCTCGCACCGTTCTCGGTGGTCACTTCAATCCATCCAATCTGCGCCATGTCGGAGCCATTGACGGCATACCTATCCTTGAGGATAATTGGGCTGCACTCAAACAGGATGTCTTCAGCCTCAAGAGAGCCGGACATGCCAGCGCCGCCCTTGGCGAATTCAGAACCGTAGATGAAGACGGTAACGTCGGAGTTACCTGCTCCTGTACCTGCGGCAACAAGACCTGTGGCCTCGTAGAACGCAACCTCAAAGGTATTTGCGGTCGTGTCTACATCAATTACGATGGCCTTGTTACTGCCAACACCAGTGTTCTGGTCAATCATAACGGTTTGACCGACGCGGATAGCGATGGTGTTGTACGTTCCTGTAGAGCCCGTGGGAGCAAGGTTGTCGTTGACTTGGAACGTAGCCGTATTGGCGCCAAGAGCATCCGCCGTACCCACGTCCGTATACTTGGTGTGGAGACGCCCTTGCTCAGCCCACTTGATGAGGTCAGAGTTGGACGGCATCTCAGCACCTACCATACGTAGGAACGATGAGACGGTACGGTTGCCGTAACGCTCGAACTCCTTCTCGTAAGTATCAGGGAGATACTGGTTGAGGAAGTCGAAGTTGGTGATGTAGTTCGTTTGCAGGGGAACCTGTTCGGAACTAGGTTGGAGTTGAAACCCCGGGTTTGCTTGCACTGAGCCTGCCATGTTTTCTTAAGATTTGTTTCTTGGACTACGAATTTTGAGCCCCCTACCCGAACTGGGCGTGACGGCTCGGACTTTGAATTCCCCCTTCGATACGGCTTGCGGCGTGCTGCGTTCAGACATGTTGATGTTTTTTGTCTTGCGCATAACGTCGTCCACCGCTTCGGCTTTGCCCTGCTCGTAAAAGAACTGGGCGAACTTCTCGGGGTTCATCGCCACAGCCAAAGACTTATGGTATCCCTTGGCGTCCTTGACTAAGCCGCTTTCGTCCAGATACTTGTTTAACCAAGCCTCGGGGGTCTGTTGCAACTTCTTCAATTCACCACGGTCACCGGGAGAATACACGTAGGACTTGTCGTTAAGGTTGAACTCAAAGCCTTTGAACTGTTCACTAAACACCTCTCCAGTCTTTTCATCGAACCACTCCTTCCTGCGCTTCTGCTCCTCGTTGTACGTCTTTGCCTGCTCCACGTATTGCTTATACGATTGATATTCTTCGGAGTCTTCCAGAGACCCGGCACCCCTTGACTCAAGAGGGGCTTGGTATTTCTCCTTCTGCTCTTCGAAGAACTTCCGCGCTTTAGCAACAGCTTTCTTCTTGGCTAATTTAGCCTTTTTAATTTCGGCCTCGTCATCGAGGTCTTCATCAAAACTATACTCCTCCATCATCATGTCCACGTCCTCAGAATCGAGGCCGTCTTCAGTAATCAGGAGGTATTCTTTTAGCAACCCATCGCCATCGGCTTCGTCAAGGTTGCGGTTCACCTTCATGAAGTCGTCCAGACCGCGACCGGTCTCTTGCTTGTACTTGTAGTACGCCGCTACATCTTCGGGCAGCTCGGGCGCCTCGGAGCGGGCCTCAGCCAGCTCATCCAAAGAGTTAATCTCCCGACCGTAACGCTCGCTCAAGAACGACCGCACGTCATCCTCGGAAAGCCCGGTAGGCTCTTCGACCGTAGTCTCCTCCGGGGCGGGGGCCTCTCCATTCACCTCCGCCTCATGCTTGTCAAGCAGCTCCTGTTCAATCTGCTGCGTGGACTTAGTCTCTGCGGATACCTCTCTTACTTTAATTTCCATTTATATATAGTTTATCGTGGGCTGAACTCAGCAAGGTCGAAGCCATCGAGGCTGTCCTCGTTGGACTCGAAATTCATAGGCGGCAAGTTATTCTTCCGTTGGTCGATAAGCTTGCTCTGCTCGGTATTTTGTTGACTGATGCGCTTGGACTTGGCGTCCTCACGGCTGTCCTCACGCTTCTGTAGCTGCTGCTCCTGCATACCGTGGAGCTGCATATTGTACTGGAACTCGAGGTCCATGAGCTGGGCCTTGGCCTGAGCCTCGGCACGCATCTTCTCAATCTCAAAAGAAATTTCCGCCTGCTTGACCTGCATCTTGCTCTGCGCCTCCGCCTGAATCTTCTGCATAGCCGTCTGTGCGGCCACCTGCTGGGACTGCATATTGTTCTGCGCCTGCATCTGCTGCTGCTGAAGCTGGAACGTGCGCTCCTCCTCCTGCTTGGCGATACGCTTAATCTTGAGCAGTTGGTTGGCGAGCTTGAGGTTTTTAATCTCGCGGATATCGATAGCGTCCTCGAGGTCGATACCGCCCTTGCTCAAAGCCATTTGGATATTGGCCTCGAGTTGGGCTCGCTCCTCCTCGTCGGGGCTAACTTCAATAAATACTCCGAAGTCGTAGATATAGAGCTCGTTAATTTCCCTGAGGATACTGACGTTGTACTTACCAATCTGGTTGACGAACTCGTCTTTGAAATCGGCGTACTCGAGGATGTCGCTGACGCGGTAGGTGAGGGCCTCGGCCAGAGACCGGAACATAAAGAGGCTCCCGTCGAGGACGTGGCGCGTAGCCGTATTGCTATTGGCGGCAGCCAGCTTCTGCAAGCCCACCAAGCTGTGTGGGTCGGGCGTACTTCCGTCGCGGGCTTCGTTGAGGCCCGTAACGTCACGAATCATCTGCAAGTAGTGATTCATATTGCCGATGAGCATCTGCGTCTTAGCCGCCCCGCTGTTGCTATTGAGCTCTTGGATAGGCACCTTGCCTTGGTTGTACTCCCCGTCTTGGGTGTACGACCGCCCCACCACACTACCGGTTTGGAAGTATAGGCGCAGGGCGTCCTCCGGGCTGTAGGCGTTGCCGGTACCGAGGTCGACCTCGTTGAGTCCGTCGGCATCGATGTATACGCCGTCGGGAACGGTGCGGGAGATGACCTGCTGGAGCTTGAGGTGCGTAATCTGGATGAGGTCGGCGAAAGGAATCATGCGCCGCGTAAGCGACTCGATGACGCCCTTATACATCCGTGGTGCCGTAGCCACATAGTTGGGCAGCGCATGCTGGCTGGCCGACTTGGGGCGCACCATATTCTCCGCTATCTCCCACTTGAGCAGAATATTGGTGCCCATAACCATGATGCCGTCGTACCATACGTCGATGGTCTTCTCGACCTTCTCGTAGTTGCCCTCCTCCATCATCTCTTCGGGAGGGTTGAACTGGTCGTCCTTTTCTATTACGCGGGCTCCATCGCCCTCGAGAATCTTCTTCTTATAGACAATCTTCTTGGTCGTCTTATAGTTGAAGTACATCAACGTAGCCGTATCGCGGTAGAAGATGTCGTTCTCGTAGAACTGAGCTACGTTGTAGTAGTCGTACCAGCTCTGGCTGTACTTACTAATCTCCTCCAAGTCCTCGTTGGTGAGACTCGGGTCAATCTTCATGAGCTCCGTGATGGGGAGCGTCTTAATCTCGCCCCAGTAGAAGCAGTCCTTGAAGTATGGGTCCTCGGTATAGCTGTACACCACATTGGCAGGGTCTACATACGACACCTGTACTCCCGCGCCGGGCAAGAACTCGTGCTTGGCGACGCTGACACCCAATACCGTTAGGTCGTAGTCCATGCGCTTACGCAGGTCGGTATAGTGGTTCTCCTCAAGGATGGTGTTGATAGCCTCCTCCTCAGCAATCTCGATAGCAGGCTTGTAGTTGAGCTGCATATAGACCTTGAGCTCCTCGTCGTTATTAGGTAGCTCCTCAGGGTTTACAGTAAATGGGTCTACGCCTGTCTTTTCTTTTATCACCTCCAGAACGGGCTTGGCCACCATCTGCCCCTCAATCATATCCTGATACTTGCTTCGCTTGGCCTGCGAAAGGGCGTCTTGGGCATACGCCTTGACCTTGAAGACGCGCTCGGACATACCGTTGACTACGATATCCACGAACTTAGGGAGGATAGGAACCGGCGTCCAGTCCAGATTGAGGTAAGAGAGGTCGCCGTCGATAGCGAGCTCGTTCTTATACTTGGCTATGCTTTGCTCGCCACGGGCATAGAGGCGCAGGCGGTTGAACTCGCGCCACTGGTTGTAGAAGCGGCACTGGTTGCCATCCTTTTTAAACCACTCGTATTGAATGGCCTGACCAATCATTAGGCCATACTCATCCGTGGCTTTCTCGGCGTCAGAAACGAACTGACTCGGAAACCCTGCGGTAGAGATGTTGATTTTGACATCCTTCATTTATCTCTTGAGCTCGCTCCTAAAACCCTTATTGGTATACCTAGGCAAGGTAATGCTTATTGAACTCTTCTTTTGTTCAGGCATATACAGGTGCTTTTGGTTGGCCATAACGGCGAGGCCACTGCTGATAGTAGCGTCGAAAGCAGTCCTATTGCTAATATCAAACCGGGCCCAGTCCTCGAGAGTACGCACGAAAGGCATCTCCCCTATCTCCCCGTTTTCGCGGAAGGTGCCGTCCATATCTATGCCCACATGCTTCTCTATGTAGCTCTCTATAGCTGCGGCATGGGCCTGCTTAACGTCCTCGCTACTGTTGGGTATCCCGCCCAGCTCGCGCTCCGTCTTAGAGAGCTTGTTGAGGTGCTTGTCCGGGCGGTTCATGCAGAAGCCCCGGTACCCACGGTTCTTGAAGTGGTAGAGTAGGCGCGGTTTATTGTTCTCGATAAGGATGGGCATACCGTAGAAGACGCACGCCATGAGCACCTCCTCGAAAAATATCTCTGCCGTCTGTGGCCTAGCGACATACTCCAAGAAGAACTGGTTGGTGGGGGCGTCGTCCATATGGAACTTGGTCATTCCGTGCAAAGCGCCGTTAGAACCACCGCCACCAACAGTGCCGCTAATATCGTAGGAGTCACATCCAAAAGAACCAAGGTGCTCATTGCCGGGGAACTTGATGCCGCGCTTTTCCAACCACCGGTTCTGTAGCCCCGCCTTTGGGAACCAAGAGATATTAAAGCGACCGCGCTTGTCAGGTCTAAAGATGACACGCGAATCTTTAATGCCGTTTTCCCAACTGAAAGACCCGCGCGTGAGGTAGTGCTCCTTAACCAAGCTATCGGCGTAATCTATCTGCTGGTAGATTTTGGTGAGGTTGAAGAGGCTCTGCTTGCTTTCGTCGCGGAAGGCATGCGACTCGGTACGCGGGAACTGTCGGTAGAACTCGTTGAGCGCATCGGGGTCGCTCTTCATACTATCTACCTCCGCCTCCCAGTAGTCGATAGCGCCGCCCTTAATCATCTCGCCATCGACACCCTTTACGGGCTTCTCCGGAGCGTGGAAGACGGGGTGGCCGTACTGGTCTATGAAGCCCTCCATATTGTACTCCATGGGGATGAACAGGGAATACATACCGCTCTTGGTCTGGCCGTTGGCATTGCGCGTAGCGGGGTCGGAATCCTCGTACAGCTTCTTGAAGTTGGAGCCACCCTTGGCAAGCGCGTTGGACGTAGAACCCATGAGGCACTTGCCGATAATCTTACTTCCCAAGCGCAGGCACGTCTTGGTTACCCTCCAGTTGTTGAGGATGTTGTTGGGCTTTATCCACTTCCCGCTCTCGTCATGGACCAGTAGGAGGAGTTTCTCTCCGTCGTAGGAGTTGTCGTCGGTATTCTTCCAGTCTATGGTTGTGTCGAGGCCGAGAATCTCTTCCGCCTCGATATCGTACATATTCTTCTTAGTAATCTTAGACGCCGGAACACGGAAAGCCAGCTCCGTCTTAGGCTTGTCCATACCGTCCTGTATAGGCTTGAAGAAAAACGGAAGTCGGTTGGCGATAGGTACCACCTTATCGGTGAACATCTTCTTTGCATCCGAGCCCGTCTTCGAGAGTATCCCAACGCGTGAGTCTTTAGCCAGCGTGCCCGTATTTACGCACTCCGAAGAGCCCATGAAGGAGAACCCCGAGCGGCGAATCTTGAGGTACGCCATACCGAAGCTGCGGGAGTCGGCGCGGCACGCCTCCCAGAAGATAAAGAAAATCCTATTGGCCTCGCGGAAGTCGGGGTAGCCCACATCGATACTCGTCCACTGCAAATACATATAGTGGGCGCCGGTCATATATGTCGGCTTGCCGTTATTCAAGAACCAGTGGCCGTCCTCGCGGCGGTCGAACTCCGCCTCGATATAGTCCACCCAGTTGGCCTTGAACGTATTGTGCATATCGTTCCACTGGAATATGCTCTGTATGCGGCTCAGGGCCTTAGGCAGCTCCTCGCGCACCCACCGGTCCTTGCCCTCAGGTAGGTCTTTGGGGGCGGGAGGAAGCGCGATATACAGCCCGTTGATATTGATGACGTCGCCTATCTGCCCCGACTTGGAGATGACGACCATATCGTACTTCTCGTTATATCCGTAGTACCACGTCTTAGCGCGGTTCTTATTGGATACGACAGCCTTGGGGATATGCCCCTCGACGGTGGTATACAGACTACCTAGACCTTCGCTCTGCAAAACCCACTTTACTATCGGTGCGACTTGGCGTCTGTGCCAAAGCTTCTTCCTCGGAATCTATGCGGTTGAGAATCTCCAGCGCATCGAAGATGGCCAGCTTCTTTGTCGCCGCTGCGTTCTTTAGCCTGTCGGCAGCGAGGTCGTCGTCGTCGCCGGGCTTGAGGATATCCTCTTGCGCCACCTTGATGAGCTGCTCCACAGCGATACGCCCCGCCGCGATAATGCGCTCCTTCAGTTGCTTTGAATCTTGCATGTTATCTGGTGGTCAAACATCCTATACAGCTTCTTCCCATCGACCTCGAACTCGTACTCGCTATCGGGGCGGAACGTAACCTCGTCGCCAGCGCCTACGCCCTGAGACATAAGATAGTCATTAGGATATCGCATAACGCCCATGAGCGGCTCCTCCGTCAGGGGCTTGAATATCGTAGACTCCTTGGTCGGAATGGGCTCAACAAAGCAGTACCTCCCGTGGGGGCGCCACGCAGAATCTGGGGAGCGCGACATATAGAACTGCTCGAAATCGACAAGGAAGAGGTCGTCCTTGAGGAAGCTGCGCCCGCTTTGGCGCCGGCCCTT